CAAAATAGGGAATTTCGCCTTTTTCGAAGTTGAAGATCCGGAGACGATAGACGCAGGGCCGTGGGCGAGGAAAATCACGGCCTCGTTTGCTCTGGTTGTCTGGTTTGACTTGCGGCGGGTCTATGGCGTGGAGGACAACCGGAACACGGAATACTTAAAGGCGCAAATTCTGGCCTTGTTGGGCGGCAAATACGGTTGGGCTTTGGGCGGCGGCAGGCTGACCGTCAGCCAGATTTACGAGAGGGCGGAGAACATTTACCGGGGCTACACGTTGTCGGAGATCGATAACCAATTTTTAATGCATCCGTACGGGGGATTCCGTTTCGAGGGCTCGTTGGAGTTTGACGAGTATTGTTTCACGAGCTGGCCGGTTATGCCCGTCGTGCCGGATGTGCCTTCGGGGGCGTTGCAGTATGGGCAAGTGCGTTTCGCTCTGGATTCACAAGGGCAAGCGAGGATTTTCCGCACGAGAGGGGAGACGCAGAAGGTCGGAGGCGAAATCACGGATCTGCGTTTGCTTGGGTGGAAGGTTGTCGGCTATAATCAAGTGAATCCCCGCAATATAACTTGGAATTCGGTGCCGGGAGGATATAACGCCCGCACCGAGGTTGTAAAGATAGTTCCGGGGCGACGTTATGTCGTGTTTTTCAATTCTGTGGCGAGGATGGTCGGTGCGAGGGATTTCCATATAACGTGCAGGACGGAATCGGGAGCCGTGTCGGATTTCCCCGTCTCGGATGGGGTGGCGTTTGATCTTCCAGAGTTCGCCGACCAAATGTATTTCGGTTGGTGGGCGGAGTACGGCCAATATTCGAACGATGTTGTTTTGGCTCTGGATGACGGGGAGCCGGCGGGAAGCCACGTCTATTATTCGAGGGAATTGTCGCTCGATGTCACGAGGCTTGTCGGAAAGGACAAGAAAGGCAAAGAGGAATTCGTTTTCCCGTATGGGTTGATGGCCGCCGGGGATGGAATCCGGGACGAGATTTTCGAGGATGTGGCCGTGCGGAGAGTCAAGAAGCGCCCGTATATACAGGGCGACGAGTCTAATCCGGCTTATATCACGGACGGCGTACATACGAATTATTCGTTGCCGAAGCCGGAGGTGTTCAAAATCAGCCCGCCGCTTGATCTTGGATTCGAGGCCAGAAGGGGCGGGACGGTGTTTCAAAGTCCAGAAAATATCGCCGCATTGTTGGATATAGTAATCGAGTAAAATGATGGGAATAATCGAGTTTGTCTGTTGGTGTTTGGTTGTCTCGTTGGCGGCTGCGTTCTTGTTGGGGTTGGCCGTGAAATGGGGTTGGCTTGAGTGGTTGCAAGTCCACGCCCGGAATGAGTTTTTCTCGAAATTGCTTAATTGTAAATTTTGTTGCTCGTTCTGGGTGGGAGTGGTAATTTCGTTAACTTTGTTAGCGGTCACGGCGCATTGGTCGTTGTTGGTCGTGCCTGTGTGTTCGACGATAATCACGAGGGAGTTATGGTGACAATCGAAATAGGCGGGCATAAAGTCCGGATGTATGACGCTATCGACGAGCTGCCGATAGCCCGTTTCCACCGCTACCAACGCTCGTTGCTGGTTGACGCCGGTGTCGGGTCTGATATGGCGGCCTTTGACCAGAGGATCGAGAGGGCGAGGCGATTCCTTATGGCCGGGGATAATGAGAAAGCGGGGCGGGAGTTGGAAAACTTACGGCAATCGGTTTTCTTGATCCAGAGTTCGGTCGATACTAAATTGTTGTCGTTCGCCGCTCTGGTTGTGGAGGTGGACGGGAAGCCCTGCGATGATTTGTCGGATGACGGGTTGCGGAAGGTTTGCGGAATGTTGGAGGATTCCCCGAGGGGGGAAATGACCGCCCGTCTGGAGGCGGTCAAAAAAAAAATAGATGATGAACTGCAATTATATTTCCCGGCCATATTCAACGACGCAAACGTGAAAGAGTATTACGACATATTACGGAGGCGGTCTCTGGCCATTTTGCGTTCGATTATCAATGGGGAAGAAATGCCGGGAAAAACCGACGAAGTTGACAAGTTGACGACGGCCTTGATAACTTATTCGAAGCCGCAGGCGTTTTCCGGCCCCGAAGGGGTCGAGGTGCAATTTGACAGACAATTCGAGAACTTGTGCCTCGTGTTGTCGGAACAGGTGCACGTCAGTTCGAAAAATCTGACGGTTCTTGAGTTTTACAACGCCTTTGACTTTGTGCGTGAGAGGGCGAGACAGGCCGAGAAAGGCCAAAAACGGGCGGTATGACGGACTTTTGATTTTGAGATAAGGAATTTATCATTTTGAAAATAAAACGTTGAATACGGCGGTTTTTGTAAAAAATAACTGAAAATGGACAATCCGAACCCGATTTATTACCGTGATTTGATCACGCCGGACAATTCGATAACGAATTTGATTGCGCAACTCGATGCCTTGATAGCCAAATACGATGCGGCGAAAAGCGACATCCAAGGGGCGGCGGCGGAGGCGGCAAAAAGTATGCAGAATCTTTCCGGGGCTACCGATGCGCAAAGGCAATCGATAACGGCTTTGGCCACGGAGAGCGAGAAACTCGCCGCACATTACGAGAAGTACAACAAAGAGGAACGAGAACTATATCGTCAAAAGCAATCGGTCATACAGGCGACCAAAGAGCAACAACGAATCGACAAACTTTTGGTCGAGATCAACAATTCGGCGGAAGGCTCATATAAACGACTTTCGGCGCAGTACCGTTTGAATAAAATACGCCTTAATGAGATGACCGCCGAGCAAAGGCGAAGCACGGAGGCCGGGCGGAAACTTGAGACGGAGACGAGGCTGATGTACGAGGAAATGTCCCGCTTGCAGAAGGCGACGGGCAAGTACACGCTCGAAGTCGGCCATTATGAAAATGCGTTGCGGGCGTTGCCGGGGCCGATAGGGCAGGTTGTTTCGGGGTTTTCGAATATGCGTGGCCAGCTTGGGGCGATTTCGAGTTCTGGTTTGCCGTTGGGTGCGAAGGCTCTGCAAGGATTCACGACCGTTTTGACCGGGACGGTCGGGCTTTTAATGTTGTTCGTCAGACATCTGACAGGGTCGGCAAAAACATTGAGAGAATTCGAGCAAGCGAATGCCAACTTGTCGACGATTCTTGGAGTCACCCGAAAGGATATGCAAGGACTTGTCGATTCGGCGTTGCAGTTGGGGCGCACGACCGAGTACACGGCGAGCCAAGTGACGCAGTTGCAAACGGAGTTGGCTAAACTTGGCTTCGGCCAGGGGTCAATAATGGCGATGCAAAAGTCGGTCTTACAGTTCGCCACGGCGGTAGGGGCGAATCTTGGGGAAGCGGCGAGCGTGGCCGGAGCGACTTTGAGGGCTTTTAATCTGACATCGGCAGACACGGAAGAAGTCCTTGCAACGTTGGCGGTGGCGACTAACAAATCCGCATTGTCGTTCAGCCGGATTCAAGACTCAATCGGGAGGGTGTTTCCTGTGGCCAACGCTTTCGGGCTGACGGTCAAGGATACGACCGCATTGTTGGGGGCTTTGGCGAATGCCGGGTTTGATGCATCGAGTGCGGCCACGGCGACGAGAAATATAATATTAAATCTTTCGGATGCGAGTGGCAAGCTGGCGAAAAGGCTTGGAGGAAGCGTGCGGACGTTCGATGAGATATTCGAGGCGTTGATCAAGTTGCGGGATTCCGGAATAGATTTGGGCGAGGCTCTGGAACTGACAGATAAAAGAAGCGTCGCCGCCTTTTCCGCTTTTCTTTCGGGTGCGGAGTCAACGAGAGAATTACGGGCAAGTCTGGAAGATGTCTCCGGGGAGTTGGATCGCATCCAAGGCGAGCGGCTTAACACGGTGGAGGGTGCGACCAAGTTGTTAAAATCGGCTTGGGAAGGTCTAACGCTTGCGTTCCAAGAGTCGCAAGGCACGATTCGGGAGACGATTGAATGGCTTACGAAACTTGTCGGGCAGGTGCAAAGGTTGTTATTCCCCACGCAGACGATCACGAGCGAATGGGCCGACAAATATATGGAGGATTTCCGGCACGTCGTGGAGAACACATCCAGAGAGGGTGCGAAGGCCACGATCGAGGGGGTGACATCGCAAGTGCGGGAGGAATATTTCGCCGCCCGTGAAGCGTTGGAAAACGCCTCGCCATTCAATGCGGGTAAAAGGGCGAAGGCCGAGGAAGAAGCGGAGCGAAAATATATGGGCTTAATGAAAGCCCGCCAGCAGATTCTCGACCAGATGGCGAACGAGGACGAGGAAAGGGCGAGACAAAGGCAATCGGACTCGGAGAATGAGGCGAAGAAGAAAGAGGAAGCCGACAAGAAGGCTTTAGCCGCGGCGAAGAAAGCGGCGGAGCAAGCGAAAAAGCAAAGGGTCGCAGACCGGAGGGCGGTCGTCGAGGCGATAAATCTGGAGATAGCGGCCACGGAGGCGGGGACGGACAAGATGCTACGGCTGCGGTTGGATAAGGTCGAGGCCGAACGGCAGCTGGAATTAGAGCAAAATCGGCAAAAAACGGTGTCAGAACGGCAAGACGAGGCGGCTATCAATGCCAAGTATAACCAGAAGCGAATAGAGGCGGAGAAGGCGTTTAACGTGGAAGTGTCGAAACTGAATGTCCAGAGACTGCAAGCGGAGCAACAGGCGATACAATTAGAAATCGCAATTACGGAGGAAGGTTCGGAAGAAATGCTCCGGCTTCGTCTGGAGAATATCGACAAACAAAGGGAAATCGAAATCGAGCAGAACAGGCAGAAGGACGAAAAGGTGCGCCAATCGGAAAAGGCGATTAACGCCAAGTATGACGCTATGCGTTTGAAGGAATCAGCCGATTTTAATAACAAGTTGGCGCAGCGGGATATGGAGGCGGCGAGGAATCTGGCGCAAGCCGAATTCGATTTGCTGGATAAGAACGAGCGTCAAAAGACTCTTTTCCGGTTGGCACAGGAAAAGAGGCGGCTCGAAGATGTTTTGAAACTTAACGAGACCGCCACGAAGAAAATGACCGAGGACGAGATCAAGGCTATAAAGGCGACAATCGAGGGGATTGAGAAAGAAACCGCCCGGCTTGGATATCGCAATCTGTTCGAGGTTTTCGGATTGAGTCTGGATTCGGGGCAACAGGATGCGTTGAATACCGCCCTTAATTCTGTTAAAGATTCCCTTTCGGAGATAGCGGACGCTTGGCTGTCCGCCGCCGATGCGGCGGTGGCCGCCGCCGATAAGCAAGTCGATGCGGCGCAAAAGGTCTTGGACGCACAAATCGAGGCGAGGAATCAAGGCTACGCAAATGAGGTGGAGACCGCACAAAAAGAGTTGGCGTTAGCACAGAAAAACCGGGAGGCGGCGTTGAAAGACCAACAAAGGGCGCAAAGGGCGCAAGCCTTGATGGATTCAGCCACGCAAGCGTCGAGCCTTGTCACGGCCTCGGCGAATATCTGGAAGGCTTTTTCGGGCGGGGGGCCGATAGGAATTGCGGCGGCTATTGCGGCGATGGCCGTTATGTGGGGATCATTCGCCGCCGCCAAACTCAAGGCTGCGCAAGTCACAAAAAGCGAGCAATACGGCGAGGGTACGGTCGAACTGTTGGAGGGTGGAAGCCACGCAAGCGGGAACGATATCGACTTGGGAGTCAAGCGAGACGGGACACGAAGAAGAGCCGAGGGCGGGGAATTTTTCGCCGTGATAAACAAGCGGAGTTCGAGAAGATTCCGCGGCGTTATCCCGGATGTCATAAATTCGCTTAACGATGGTAGCTTCGCGGACCGTTACCGGAGGGCTAACGCCTCGTTGTCCGGGGCGGCCGTGGGTATGGTGGTGGCCGGAACGGACGTGTCTAATCTTGAGAGGGACGTCGCCGCAATACGGAGGCAGGGCGATGAGACACGCACCGTCGACCAGATGGGGAATGTCGTGATCCGTTATAAGAATCTAACTCGAAAAATCAAATCATAATGAATCCAATTTATAAATTCGAGCTGACGGTGAACGGGACAACCGAAAGGGCGTACCCGTTGCGTAATGACGATTTGTCGTTGAGTTTCGAGAAGGAATCCGGGGAAGAGTTTTTCCGCAGAAAATTAAGCGGGGAACTGACTTTCCAAAGCGTGGACTATCAGAGGATATCGGCGGCGGCGTTTGACACGAAATTCTTTCTGGAGATGTATATTTCGTACGATGCCGGGGTGAATTGGGACGTTTATTGGGCCGGGGAATTTTGGAAAACAGATTGCAAGTTCGACGAGGATGCGCAGACGGTAAAAGTCACGCCGACGGTTTCTGACCAATATACGGCGATTTTAGCCGGGTTGGATAAAGAATATAACCTTATAGAGCTAAAGCCGGAAATCACGCCTGT